GGCCTGCCGCCGCGGCGAGGCGCGTCAAATCCTCAAAGGTGTACGGTATCTGCGTACTCAGGTCTTTCAGCCGTTCTTCCAAGATGGCGTAGTTTTCCGCATAGGTTCTCCCGTTCTCCGCCATCTTGTTGCTTACTTTTCCGGTTGCGTCCGCCATGCCGTCCACGACCTTGACCACATCGGACATATAGTTTTCAAACTTTGCAGCTTCCTTGGTGCATCTTGCGATGGTTGCCACCGTTCCCGCCGTCAGCGCACCCATGGCCGCCAGCCCCGCCGTTCCGATGTTGCTGATACTTTTGGCGAAGATGCCCAGTTGTCCTTGGCTACTGGCCAGCGCCGCCGTCAGGCTCTTATCCATCTTTCCGGCGATCTTGATACTAAGCTCTAATGTTTTGTTCTTCGCCATTCCTCCGCCACCTCGTCATTCAGTTCAGCAAACTCGCGGACAGGCAGCTTCAAGTAAAATTCAAGGCTCGTCCCTGTCACCGAGGACAGTCGGATTGCCGCTTTCCGCAGGGCTTTTGCCCCGCCCTTTACTCGAAAAAATCCGCGTCGTTCACCGCGTTTTTCAGTTTCAGCAGCTCATACAGCGGCAGCGAGGTGAAGAAATCCTCCGGGATGCCTGTCGCCATCGAGGCGATCACGCAGGCGTACAGATAGTTGGTGCCGTTCTCCGTCACCGCAAAGCCCTCGCGGGCCATCCGGTTTTCCGCCTCACTTTCATTCAGGGTGTTCAGGTCGGCAACGCCGTTCAGGTCGATTTCCCGGTACTCCTTCCCCTTATAGCTGTGAGGCTTCCCCAACTGCATCACATGGTTCTTCGTCTCGTCGTCCGCATTCATGTATCTGCGCACCATGCCCGCTACCCGCCTAAAAGCGCCGCGCGGCATCAGCTTGAAAAATTCGATAGGCAGTCCGGTCGCCTTCGCTGCCATAGTTCTGGCAAATGCTGTGGTGGTCTCACACAGCACAGAGGCGGCAACTTCCACGCCGAAAAGCTCTAGCTGCGTGTCGATGGCGTCCCGGATGGTCAGCTTCTCCAGCCCCGACAGGTCGATTTCCTCATACTCTTTTCCCTCAAAGACATAGGGCTTCGTCAGCTTCACAACGCGCTCCTCGCTGACTCCTTCCCTTTCGGTGTTGACTTCTTGCGTTTCCGTGTTGACTTCCACCATCGCGTTCTTGATTTCCTCCATGGTAATGCTCCTTTCAGCCGTCGTTCGTTTAGAAAAACACGGCCCGCCCGTAGGCCGGGGGGCCGTGTTCCGTTTTCCGGGTTATACCAGGCTGTTCACGCCAGCCAGCATATCGTTCCCGTTTACCTTGTAGATGCCGTTCAGCTTGTCCACTTCCAGGAGCTGCACGCCGTCCACCTCGATCATGATGTAGGTCAGCTCCAGGGTAATGGTCGCCTCCATGGCCTCGCCCTTTTCAACCTTGCCGGGGTTGAAGCTCTTGACGCGCCCAATCTCCACCACCCGCAGGCCCTTGAAGTTATAGCCGCCCGTTTTGTCATAAACCTGCTGTGCCGCTCGCAGGGTCAGGTTCACCGTGGACAGGGGCGACAGCATATCCATGGCGGAGCTGTACAGGGTGTTGAACTGGATTTCCTGCTCCATGCTCTCAAACTGCCCGATGGTGGGGCTGTCCAGTTCGCCGTTGACGCCCACGCCAGATACGGTGCTGGTTTTCATATTGATCTCCGGCAGGGTCACAGATGCGGCCACGCCGATCATTTTGCTGCCGTCCAGATAGGCGTTATACTCACTGATTTTCTCAGGAATATAGTTGCGGAAAGGGCATTGGGGTCAAACTCAATGATGTCCTCAATGTCCTCCGCAGGGGTAAACGGCGTAATGTACTGGTGGAAAGTGATCTTGCCGTTGAGCAGGTCGGTGGTAGTGTTCTCGTCCTCGTTGTAAGTGATCTCGTACCGAGCGCACACGCCGCGGGCCACAAAGCCGTTTCCCCGTACATTTTCGCTGTCCACGATGGCCTCGATCAGCCGCTTGTTGGCCGGGCTGTCAACTTTCTGGAAGTAGGTCAGGATAAAGCTGTTGGCTGCCCAGGTCATAAACCGGCGGACGCTGAACCAGCGGTCTTTGGGGTCGGTGATGCCAGGGTATGCCGCAGTGTTGTTGCCCCACAAGCGGAACCCGTTCATGTTCAGCCAGGTTGCCACGCCGAAGCTGTTCACCGTGTTGGCCTGCTCCTGGTCAAGCACGACCTCTGTTCCGTCTGCCAGGCAGGCGGCGGAGATCGCCAGCGTTTTATTACTGGGACTGACATTGGGTGTGTCGTCGTTCTGCGCATCTGTGTACGCCGTCAGGGCGGCAGCCAGGGCGGAACCGCTATACACCACCTCGCCCACCTTGGCATAGGGCCATACGGCGTATGCGTTGGGGTCGCTGACCGCCTGCTCCTCCTTCTTGGTTTTAACATCGGTGTACTTCACTGCACCGTCCGTCTTGCTGTTGATGTCCACGATGCACACCGCGCCAAACACGCTATTGATGCTCTTGGTCTTTGCCTGGAGCGCAGCAGACACCGTGGCGTCCGCGCTGAACCTGGGGGCCAGCAGAATGCCGGGGGTCATGGACAGCTTGGGATATACCTGCCGCACCACCTCCAGGCCGGTTTCCTTGCCGGAGGAGATGTCCACACCGCCCACGATGTCCGCGGCTTTGACCTTGCTCGGGTCGATCTTGCTGCCGGTCGCAGTCAGCGTGGTTGCCTTTTCACCGGCTCCGCCTTTGAGCAGTACGATGTTCAGGGTGCCGTCGTTGTTCCATGTGGTCGTGTAATCCTTGCCTGCCTCCAGCGGCGTTGCATCCGCCTTGATGGTCAGACCCTCCAGCAGTACGCCCACTTCGTCCAGCACGGCCACGCCGTCGTTTACCTGCATCGTCTTTTCCGAAATATCCGCCTTGTGCTTCGCCGGGTCAAGCACATTGATAAGCACCATGGGGGCCACGCCCACTACGCTGAACGCCGCACTGATGCACTCGCACAGGGTATAGGCTTCAAAGTCGTCGTTGTAGCCGACAGCCTCCACAGCCTCCTTGTAGTTGTTCACCAGCAGCGGAACATTGACTGCCGCCGCCGGGTCTTTCAGCATATTCACCGGTGCGGTTCCCACGATCACTTGCAGTCCCGCCGTCCCGACAATAGGCGCAGTCAGGCTGGTTTCCACCTCGCTGGTATATACGCCATGCTTGTAAGCCATATTGTTTCCTCCTTACAGCTCAGATTTGATTTTGTGGTACAGGATGGCTTCTGCCGTTCCGGCAGTCTCCATCTTCCTCCTGGTCTCCGCGAACTGCTCCACCGGCACCAACAGGGCCTTTACCTCCGGGTGCCGTTCAGAAAAATCCTCCAGCGCCTCCGGGATGCCTCCGCTGAACACCGTGTACTGCTTCGCTACGCCCCTTACAGTCGGGCCGCAGTAGACAACAGGGCCAGCCTTTTTCTTCCGCCCTGCCGCTCCTTCCGCCCGCTCGGCCATACCCATGGCCGACGCCTCTGCTTTCCTGCTCATACCAGTCCCTCCAATTCCGTGTCCTGTGTCATAGCCGGGGCCGTGCAGGTCAAGGTGCAAGCCCCGAAATAATACGGGTGCGTATCATCCTGCTGCATAGCCCATACGACGGGTTTCAGGATGGTGAACGCACCGCCGAAATAGGGCCTCGTACAGACCCGCTGTACAATGTCCTCTTTGATGTTCGCCACATCCTGATAGCCCTCTCGCGCTCCGCCCTCGTCGTATGCGCATACGATCAAGCTGAACTCCACCGTCTGCGGCCCGCTTTCGTCCTTAATGGCTCCGCCGGTCATGCGGGCCACGATATAGGGGGCCGCCGCCGCATCCGTGTCCACATCCGCGTCGTAGTCCTCCGGCACCGGCAAATCCTGCTTATAGATTTTCAGCGGTTTTCTGCCCTGTTGGCCGTTGTACTTTTTCCC